CCTACGTCGATCAAATCAACGTGATGACCTACGACGACCCAAACACCCTCGACCAACCCCCCTACCAACCTGGAAACATTCCGGTCCTCAACCATACCGGTGTGGGTCGCTCCGTCCAGAGCGTTCAGTGGTTCCTCGATAAGGGTGTCACTCGCAACAAACTCGGCATGGGCATCGCTGCCTACGGCCGCAACGCTGCCAATGGCCAAGCATTCACCAACAATGGGACCCCTTACGACCAACTCGTTCGTGTCGCAGGTTCTGCCGGTGCTCTCGAACCCGAGTTCCTGCTCGGTCGCCTTAACGCTGCGGTGCCCATCGTCAACCCCAACCCCACATCTCAGGCCAACTTCTACTACAACCCAACAACGGCCATCTGGGGCTTCGACTCGGTGCAGACCATTGCCGACAAAGTTCAGGCATCATCCAACATGGGCATTCGGGCCGTGTTCATGTGGCAGCTGTCCAACGACTACTCCAACCCTGCCTCCGCGCTGCCGGCTGGCAACCCGTTGGCCAACTTCGCCCTCGTCAAGGGCGCTCAAGCCGCCATCGCCGCCCTCTAGTTTACCGCAAGGCAAACTACTTATACTAAAACATGCAAAACCCAACGTCCATGCGAAAAACGCCACTCGGATACCCAGTCCTTTCGAGCGATTTGCACGAGAGGATTTTTGGTAATGAAACACCAAAGGAAATGACCCGTCTTTCTAAGCAAAAGGCTGAGAATTTACTAAAAGAATTCAACATTGTTACTCCTGTTGACTACCCAGACCGTCTCTATGATGGCCCCCTCCCCCTCCCTCACCTCAAGGGTGAAAATCTGGGGGCACACTTTGAGGAAATTGCACGAGAGCAGGTCGGTGGGTATAAGGACCTTGCCAATGAATTTGCAACGTGTACCTTGCCGGAACTTCCCCCGGTTGAGTCCCTTGTGTTTAAGCCAGGGTGGACCCGGTACACAAAAACGAGGGGCAAGTGGAAGACTGAGTCCGTGCCATACCCTTTGGAGAAGGCATTTACGTATGACACAGAGACCTTCGTCCACAACGGGGCTTTCCCCATCATCGGCACTGCACTGAGTGCGAAAGCTGCATACGTTTGGCTGGCATCCGAACTTATTGACCCGTCCCTCCCTGAAACCGAGTGGGATCAGTACGAACTAATCCCAATTGGTGAGAACCGGTTCGTTGTAGGCCACAACATCTCCTACGACCGCGTCCGCGCACGCGAGGGTTACTCCCTGGATCGCACCAAGCCCGAAAACTTCTATTTTGACACTCTCTCAGCACACATCGGGGTGTCGGGACTAGCGTCAGGCCAGCGCTGGCTGTATGTCCTCGCTGGAAAAGACCCCGAAGACCTCACTCCGGAGGAAAAGCGCAAGTTGCGCTATGCCCCTAAGTGGCTGGATGAGGGTGCCACCAATTCCCTGGTTGCTACCTACAACTTCCACGTTTACGAAGTTCGCAAGTTCTTTGGAGACGATGTGCAACCTCTCGGTGCAGGGGACAAGGTTGTTCGTGACATCTTTGTAAAAGCCACCCACCTAAGCCAAATTCGTCAGATGCTGACGGAGGCCGTGGACTACGCCGTCAAAGACGCTTTCTACACTGCTGAGCTCTTCCAGGCTCTCTGGCCGAAGTACATCGATGCAACCCCGAGCCTTGTTGCCCTTTGCGGACACTATCACCTGAACGGGTCAGTTGTCCCCCTAGTCCCGCAATGGGAAGAGTGGATTCAGAACGTGGAGCGAGTCTTTGAGGAACATAACGCCGAGATGACAAAACTCTGTCAGGACTTGGTGTGGCAATACTATCATGACTGGAGAGATCGCTACTTTGCTGAGCCAGGAATGGCAGAATCCTGGGTGGCGAAAGATCCCTGGCTGTCCCAGCTCAACTGGGAAGTTAAGTCTGTAAAGGGCAAGTATGCTCATGTGCCAAACTGGGTCCGCCCCTTCATCAAAGATCCCAACGAGCATATCGGTGTAAAATCCAATCTCTCCCACCTTCTCCTGAAACTTACTTGGGAGGGATCTCCAATGATCTTCACAAAGGACATGGGATGGTGCTTCCATGGCGAGGACGGTAACCTGACTAAAATCCCTCACCCGAAAGGTGCTGGGGCCAACGTTGGCGGTGTCCTCTCAAAGGACTTCGTCGATGACATGAAGGTTGGGCGACTGAACTCGGATCTGCCCGAGGCAAAACGTGCGCTGGAAATCGCAAACGCCGTCAGCTACTGGACCTCGGTGCGCAAGCGAGTCATGGACCGCATCTTTCTACCCACCTCCAACCCCCATGGGGCAGACGCTCTGGTTACCCTTCCCGAGATCCTCTGCCACGGCACTGTGACTCGGCGCACCGTGGAATCACTCATGGTTACCATGTGTTCCACCAAGAACTGGCGCATTGGAACGGAGCTGAAATCCCGGGTGCAAGCCCCTGAGGGCTGGAAAATCGTTGGCGCTGACTTCGATGGTCAGGAGATGCAGATTGCCGCAATCTATAGCGATAAGTGGGAAGGTGGGCATGTTGGGTGCTCCCCGTTTGGTTACAACGTGCTCTCAGGATCGAAAGAAGCGGGCACGGACCCGCACTCAGCGCTCGCGAAGCTCGCGGGCGTAGACCGTGACACTGCAAAGATCGCTGGCTTCGCCGTTCTCTACGGTGCCGGGGTCCGTGCTGTGCAAACTTACATTCGTCGGAAATACCCGGACAAATCTCCAACGGAAGTTAAGAACTTTGCCTTCCGTATTCTGGAAGGTAAGAAAGGCAAACTCCGTAACGGACTGTATGAGGGAGGGTCGGACTCCGGGTGCTTTAACTTCATGGAAGAAATTGCCATGAAGTCTCGTGTCCCGACGCTCCCTTGTCTCGGAACCAAGATCTCCACGGCAATGCGACCCGCTGCTGTTGGCGATGACTTTAAGACAGGTCGAGTCAACTGGACCATCCAATCTTCCGGTGCCGAGATTCTCTCAATCATGCTAACAGCGGTGCACTGGTTGACGGCAGAGTACAAGATTCCGGCTCGTTTCGTGCTGAGCATTCACGATGAGATATGGTTCATGACTCCGGAGCGATACGCAGAGCAGTTCGCTGTTCTCTTCCAGATCGCTCACATGTACACCTGGTCCTTGTTCCACTCAGCGGTGGGCATTCCTGACCTGCCCCTCTCCCGCGCTTATTTCTCATCGGTTGCCATTGACGACCGTCTGCGAAAGTCCCCGAGAGAGAAAACGGTAACGCTCTCCAACTCTGATGGAGAACATGAACCGTTCGGCACCGAGTACTCAATGAGTGAACTTGCTGAAATCGGTGCCATCGACAAACTTACCAAACGCTACAGCGCAATCCAAAAAGGAGTAATCTGATGAAAAAGGCAAAAAAGTCTCGGGTTGAGAACGTGGGAGTCATGGTGTTTCAGGGAGTGGTCGACACCTACTATCTGACCATTCCCTACGACAAAAAGAACCGTATCATTCCTTCCTCAGTGGAGTGCGCCTACAACTCCCGTTATTTCTCCCCTCAACAAACCATCAACATGCTTCGCGCACTGTAATGGCCTTACCCTTACCCATCGACCCAGAATTTCGCAAAATGTGTGTAGAGTTTTGGCTCGACGACATTGACGATCGGCTCGAAATGGGTCGTCTTGGTGATGCGGAAATTAGCTGGAAGGAAGCCAATACCATTTATCTTTCTCTACCCGCAGGGTTTGGTGACATGGCGCTCGAAGACAGGATTTACGAACAGCGGGTAAAACTCGATAACTTCTCCCAAATAACCAATGAGAACAATCTCTGAAAATACGGTACAATCTACACCGACAACCAAGAAAAAAGCTATGCCCAATCTGGAAACTTTCTCAACCACCCTGACTGACGGCCGTGAAATCACCATTCGTGAGATGACGGGTCGGGACCTTGTCTACATGGAAAAGGACCTGACAAAAGCCGGCGATGTGGAAAAAGGAATGAGAATCATCGAACGACTCATCGTGGGTGAGGACAAAATCACTTACGACGAGATTCTTGATCTCGGCATCAAGGACTTTCGTAAGCTGAGTGACCTGGTTGCAAAAGCCAATGGCACGGATGAAGAAGACCCAAACTAACTGTTGAGGACCGGGAAGACTTTACCTATCTGGTAAGTCTCCCAGATGGTCCTACTCTCCATTTCCGAGAGGTTGCCCCAAAGGACTTCTATCTAGCTCAGGTCATTCGCCAGTCAAACCGAAGTCAGATTGAACTGGTTTCAGTTCTTCTTCTGAACGAAGAAGTCTTAGACGACTTGACTTCTTCACAACTTCGTCAAGTTTTAAAATGGGTTGGAGATACCCTGCTCAACCAAACCATTCTGACAGTTGAAAATTGGTTGGAAATTGCCTTTCACTTGTGTAAGCAAAGATGGGACTCCTCAATTGACTGGTTGGAGTCTCAGCCAATGAGTAAGATTCAAACAATGCTTGAAATCGTCAGGAAGCACGCAGAAGAGCAAGAAAAGGAAATGAAGAAAAATGCCAGGAAAAAGTAATGATTCGTTTTAAGGTTACAGGTAACGGGCTCACTCCGATGAACCTAAACTGGTGGAGGCCCACTCGAGAAGAGTGGGTCCCCGTGCTCCTTGACGACCACCCCCAGTTCTGGAAACAGCAAGTCGACCCAACTTACAAACAACCTTGGGCACGGCTAACCCCGAGATACGCTAACTGGAAAGAGTCCCGCTTTCCTGGCCAACCCATCTTAAGGGCATCTGGACTAATGCAGGATATTGCCTACATTAAAACGAAGGGCAACGTTTTCCTGGTCCAGAGCACCCAGTATGGGAAATACCACCAGTTTGGAACCTCAAAGATGGCCGCCCGGCCCTGGATGGGAGTTCCTGACATCTCTCTCAAGCAAATCGTTCCAATTTCTTGGAAGAACATTCTCTCTCGCAAACGTTAACTATGACACGCCGTTCAACTCACACTGAAAAACCCGCACCCGCAGAGTCCGATCTGAAAGTGACCCCCGAAGAGGGCCGTATCATCAACGAGGAGCCCTCGGCACCCGTAAATCTCGAAGTTGAGACCCCATCGGAAGAACCTGTAGCCGCCCCCGAGGCGACTCCTGCTGAAGTCATTCAGACAGATGTTCGTGAGAAACTCTCGAAAAAATCGGTAGAAGAGAACGTTTTTGTCCCCGCTAATCCCGTTGCCCTGGAAAAGGCAGCTGCTCAAGTCGCTCAAGACAGCGGTTTTGAACTCACTCGGGGCACCTCGATCGGTGCTCGTCTTATTGCTCGCGCTCAGAAGAGGGTGTAATGACAGTATCATTCCCATTCCAACCCCAATTCTCGTGGAGAAAACTCGGGTATTTGGCCTACACGAACTCGACGGACTATAGAGAAGTTCTCGAGCAAAATCCGCAGTGGTCGGTTTGGGAATTACCTCCTGAAGGTGCCCAACTTAGACTCTCTCAAATTGGAAATTCTTCGGGCACCCCCGGAACTTTAACTCAGGGATCGTTTATTACAGGTCTCCCTGTAGGCGAGTTTAGCGATGCAATATTTCCTTATTCTACCGCTGAAGAATACGACTCTGCCCTCTATCGCTACACCCTACAAGGCGTCGTAGATCGAGAGGCCCTCAACGGCATCACATTTGACAGCACGCAAGCCATCACGGGAATCCAGTAACCGGGTAAAAGTCATTGTTGTAAAACCCGAAACCCTGGCCCACGGGCACCACGATGGAATCGCCTTCGCCATCACAGGGAGCCGGAATGGAAGGATCTCCCTTATAAAAACATGGCAACTTTCTCTCTCGGGACCAGTGGTGTAACCCCTGGGGCTCCCGGTGTATATATTAACGAGCAGCCTGGTAAGGTTGCTTTTGGCGGAATCGCAGACTTCAGCACCGTTTACATGCTGGTCGAGACTGAGGAAGACGTTCCCGTAACTCGCTTTCCCTTCAACACCCCGATTGCGATTTCCTCGCTGAATGACTATAAAGAACTGATTCGCATCGGAACTTCTACCGTTCCCGAAAACCGCGTCCCTCTCCTGAGCT